GCCTTTAATGACTCCAATTTGCCCTTTAGATTCCCCATGAACTCCAACTCTATGATTGTGTTGATCCAAAAAAGGGGCCTTATTTTGCAATCTGCCCATTCTGATATTTTCAGGATCCATCCCAAGTTCTTCATACCAAGGGCCATCCCAAAAGCTAAACCGTAATACTCTGGCCCCTTTTGAAAGAATAGCTTTAACAGTTCTTTTTTTGGAGTTAAGCGTTCCGGGGCTAACTCTAAAGCCAACCTCTCTATCTAAAGTTAACGGCGTTCCTTTTTCATCTTCCATTCTAAAAGATTGGCCATTGGTTAAATCTTTGGGATTAGTTCTCATTAATTGTTCTGGAGTCATGGTTATTCCTCTTCTTCTAATTTAGTTTCTTCATCTTCATTAACAATATTATGCTTAGATCCTGACTGATTTAATTGCCTAGGATCCGAATCAAGGGTAATTCCTTTTTCATCTAAAAGTTTATTAAACTCTTCAATTTCTTGCAAGGTTTGATCTGGATCTCCACCTCTTTCTTTAATCGCTTCAGGTAAAGTTGTTAGGCCAGCTCTGATCTCTTTAACTTTGGCCGGAACTTCTTTTGTTGGATCTATCATTTCAGTTTTTGGATTAGTCCAAATAAAACCGGCCCCGGAAACATCTTCCCCCATTAAAAATGCTGTCCTCAAAAATTCTTGGCCAACAAAGTCTAGGAATAAAGGCTTAATAACATTTTTTTGCCAACTTTTAACCCCCCTATCCATTTGAAGTTTTCCCATCCTGGCAGATGAAAAATTTATTTCAGATAGATCTCCGGACATCGCCTCATATGTTACTCCAATTGATTTTGATACTGAATGCAAGTTAACAGATATAAATTCTTTATAATCATTAATTCCAGGAGGATCTGCAAATTTAATATCTTCCCCCGGCCCTAAAAACTGAATAAGCCCAGGTTCAACTTTTTCTCCAATTTCCTCCTTTTCAGATTCAGTTAATCCCATTAAGTCGGGGACTTCATTTTGGATCACAAAAACAGCATAGCAGGCCGCTATTTTTTGCCTAACAATTTGAGCATCTTCAAATTCATCAAGATCTCTCAATTTGATAATGGCCGGAGCCAAAATTGGAACCCCCCTATTTTGCCCAGGTCTATCAATTCTATAGAGATGGGACATATCATCAGTAGAAATAAAATGCTTTTCCTTAACAGCTGTTATTTGATTATTTCCAGGATGATTTTTTAAAACATGATAACCAACTCTTTTCCCATCTTTATTAAATTCAATCCCATGAATAATAAAGGCCCCATCTTTTAAATTTTTGGTATCAGTAATTTCTAAATGATCAGCTTCAATTAATTGTATTTCTAAAGGGAATTCTCCGGATCCAGGTTTGAAAGTTTTTCTCCTGGCCCTAATAAAAACTTCTCCAGCTTCAAACGTTGATCTCGCGGCCAACCTTTGAAGGCCAGCAAAATTTTGTCTACCATCATAATCAATAGATCTAGACCCACTCCACTTTTTCCAAAGGGTATTCAATCTTTTTGTTTGAGTTTTATTTCTTCCCTTAATAACTCCAACAATTCCAGTCCCAATAACCTCATCGGTTAAAACATCAACGCCAGCTTTTGCCCAAGTATTATTTCTAACTAAATCTCTAGATCTAGATCTTAATGCCGTTAAGGATCTACCAATTTCAGTATCAGGGGCCGCATTTGAATTAAGCCAATGTTTAGTTCTGCGCCCTCTTTTTCCGCCTTCATATGATCTTTTGAGCCCCAATAATTTTATTGCAGCTTTTTGTAAAAAATTCATTGATCCCTTCCAGTGCTATCTGATAGCCCTTTATCAAATGAAGCTTTTAATCTGGATCCGCCTTTTTTAATAATACCTAAATCTTTTCGCATTAAATCTCTAATTTTAAGCATCTCGCTTAAAGATCTATAGGTAACAGTCCTGTCCCTATATTTTACCTCTAGGGCCCCGTCGGCAATTGCTTCATCCAATTTATTTAATTGATCTTGAGTAAATGCCATAATTAATTAGTCCCAAAAAGAACTTGATTCTCTTTTTTTTCTTTTCCTAATTTTAAACTTAGTTTTTTCATTACTTTGATTCGCTTCATCATTTTTAGTTTCTTTTTTATTATGGATTATCCCAACGTCATTTTCAAGCTTTCTAAAATGTTCTTCTTTAAAACGATCAATTCCTATAATTGACGCGGCGGCTCTGGCATATACCCTACAATCTAACGCCTCGTTTCTTTCTCTTATTTTTTGCCATTCCGGTTTTGAATAACCGCGAATTTTTTTAATAACCATTTCCTCAGATGTTAATTGCTTGAAAAATTCTTCACCATATTGAGGGAAATGGCAATAGCCCCCTGGATCTTCCTCTCCATCAATCGCTTTATTTAATCTTAAATAACCATAGATCTCGCTTTTAAGCATTGTTGACCCAACATTCCAAAGTCTAACGCCCCTCCTAACTTTTTTGCCCATATAGTCAACATCAACATATTTTGGCTGGCCAACAGGAATTGATAAATTATCCTGCCCCTTAATTGCAACCAATCTAGTTTGGTTTGGATCATAATTTCTAACAAAAGAGTAAACTGTTTGAGTATTATATCCAGAATCTAAACCAATTTTCATAACCATCATATATTTTTCAGAATCTTCAGAGCCAACCGGAAAAGAATAATTCAAAACAAAATCTGCAAAATCCCACCACACTTTATTGGAAAGCGATGAAGTATCGCCCTCAAAAACCATATAATCAATGCTCCAGGAAACTTTATTTCTCCCCCAACCGACAACCTCAACTTCTATTCTGTCTTTTTGAACATCGGCCCCGGCCGTTAAAAAACATACTCCAGGGGGAACAACTCTAAATTTATATTTTTCTCTTCTCTCATAAAGTCTATTCCAATCAGGAGCATCGCCTCGATCTTTCCATGTTTCTCCAAGAATCGTATTAATAAAACCTTTTAATTTATCTTTTGATTTTTGAGCTTCAATCCAATCAAATGCAATCTCTCCCCATGACAACCAACCCAATGGGGAGTAAAGAGCATTTAAATGAAATCCAACAATAAATTTTTCTTTAGGATTTTGAGCAATCCATTTACCAGCTTGGAGCATTTTTGTTTTATTATGTTCTTCAATTTCAGCACCACAATGAGAACAATAATAACATGCCATTCTCGGCTTCTTCTTTGGCCATTTTAAATTTTCAAATAATAATTCTTGGAATTCTCCACAATGCGGGCATGGAACATGATATTTCCTTTGATCACTAGCTTCATATGCTGGAGAGATTCTAGAAAGAGCTTCAACAGTTGGAGTTGAGCAAAGAAAAATTTTTCTATTAGCAAATGTCCTAGTCCTGGCCATTGCTAATTTAATTGGATCCCCTTCTCCATCAACGTCGGATGGGTAACCATCGATTTCATCTGCCATTAATCTTTTAACGGCTGAAGATCTTAAACCAACTCCGGAATTGGCTCCTGTCATAATTAGAGTTCCACCTGGGAAATCTTTTTGCAAAATAGTATTTCCTGAGTCTCTAGATCTAGCTGGCTTTATTTTTGCTGACAATCGATCTGATGCTGTAATCATTGGATCGATTCTTTGTTTTGAATTTCTTTTTGCCATTTCAACAGTTGGCATGACTAACATCATTGGGGCCGGATCATGATCAATGGAATAGCCTATCCAATTTAATCCAACTTCTGTTCCTCCAATCTGTGCAGATTTTTTAAAAACAACTTCCTTACATGGATGATCAATAGAAAGAACATCCATAATCTCTTTAGTGTAAGGAGTTCGCGATGTTCTCCATATTCCTGGTTCTGATGAAGATCGAGAAGATAAAACTCTATATTGATCCGCCCACTCTGAAACTGTTAGTTTAGGTTCTGGCTTTAATCCTTTTAAAAATGTTGTTTTAAAAACGCCCATATTAATAACTTATAGAAAATTTTAAGTTAACGCCATGGAAATGGCGCCATATGCAATCGAATTTTTGTAATTCAAAATTATACCCTGATCTTTTTAATCTATATTCTTTAGGTTTAACTTTTGCTAAATATGACATTGCTGCCATTTGGCTTTTTAAACTCATTGTAACATCGCTTTTTTAGTGAATACATTGGCCGGTGCATACGCTCCAGCATTTACTCCGCATTCACATTTGAAAATTAAACCAAAGAAAGAATGGCCTCTTCTATTTTTAAGAAAAATAGGTTTGGGCTCGCCAACTGCTTTTTTGCATTTATCGCAATTCCGCTGCCTCCAAACTATTTTATGTCTAATGGCCCATTCTTTCCATGGTATGTTTGGATAGTTTTGCATTAATTATTTGCCTGTAACATCGTTAACGAATTTATAAACTTCAAGTTTGAGTTTCATTAGCTCTCTGATCTCTGATGCTGTTTTTACAGCGGTTAGAGTTATCTCCGGAACTACAACTCTGGCAGCTTTTCCCTCGGGCCTCATCCCCCTTAAAGACTCCATCAAAATGTTTGCTGATTCGTCTATTAAATTCATCGAAAGAGATTTCATTTCTTTGGAATAATCTAATTGCGGAACCGACGGCAACATCGGGCCTTCTGGCATGCAGTCGCTCTGTTTTCCTGGCAGCGTTTCGCTCTCTGTTTTTGTGGTAATGTTTTCTGGATTTTTCTCTAGCGAGTTCTCTGTTGTTTGCGTTCCATTCCTTTCTTCGTTGAAGTTCTCTTTCCCTGTTGTCTCTATGATATTTTCTGTGCGTATCTCTTCTTTTTTTTCTGAAATCTGGATCTGTTCTATATCTTTCATTGACTTGTTTGTGTTTTCTTTCCCTTTGCTCTGGAGTAAGATTTTGTTTTCGTTTTCTTCCTGTTTCTCTTTTCCTTTCAATCCCTGATTCGGTTCTCCATGCTCCTGAATACCAGATTCTCCCCCTGTCGTTTCTGTCTCCTGGCCTGGGCATTCATCCTCCTCAATAACTTCATCCTCTAAAAATAATTCAAAACTTCCCGTTAAATCTTCTTCTTCAAAAGAATAAATATGCCCATCTTCATCAACTAATTCTTCATCAGAATCGTAATAAATACATTCATTGGCAAAAGGCCAGTCAACATTTCTAACAACATAGCCTTTATCCAGTAATTCTTTCGCTCGATCAAAATCAAATTTTGCATATAAATTTAAATCACTCATCCTCATTCCCCTCATCGACTTCAATTATGTTTTCAAATTCCCTAGAAAGATCTTCTAGAACATTTCTAAATTCTTTATCTAAATATTTTTCAACTTCAAATGGATCTTTAAGTGCAGCTAATTCAGGGCCAACTCTTTTTGGGATATTCAAAATAGCGTTTCTAATTTTTTGCGAAATTTCTTGAGCATCCTTAACGATTTCTTCAGCGCTAACTAGCTCTCCCATTCTTTCTTTTAATTTTATTTCTGATAACTTCGCTTCGTAATGTTCTTTCTTTGCTCTTTCGGAGTTTAGATTATGGATTGATTCAATTTTCCCTGGATCCGGATTTTCTTTTTCTGATGGAGTTACATTTCGGCGACGATTTTGGGTAGGATCTGTGTTTTCTTTAAATTCAATTCTTCCGGCCTCGAGATCTATCATCTCGTTTTTGCCAATTTGTCTCAAACATTTTTTAATTTTACCAGATTTAATTAACTTTAAAACATTGTCATATGAGCGGCCAATTTTTTCAGCAAATGTTTTTTTATTAACATAAAGAATTCCGTCGAGATGTTTTTCGGATGGAGCTACCATTAGGATTTATCCAATGATTTTAAATAGCATTTAAAACATGACAGATATAAACAAACATTTCCCTGCTCAAGTTTGATACATTTTTTTTGCAATAAACTTTTATTGCATTCAATACATTTTTTTTCGGTGACTGGGATTGTTATTCTAGATCTATTTTTATTTTCTAATCTTTCTAAAACGAAACCACGATGAAGGGACTCTAACTTTGATATTGAGTTAAACATTTTTTTTGCCTTTTATAATTTAGCCTTACCAACAGGAAAAGCGATTACCAAAGTTTTCGATATGGAAATTAAACTTGATGTTTAACTTTTAAACAATTCGCAACGAGTCACCCTTAAACCGTCAAAAATTCTAACACTAGTCAATTATTGGAAGCGCCGCCATC